GACAAGAGCACCGTTGGCATGGAGCAGAAATCCCTGCGAGACGGTATCGCTGTTGAGTTCACTTCCCGGTATGGGGACAAGTTCGACACAGGTAAATACTATCGCGCTGTCGACAAGATGAATATACACGATGATCCTGATCGGCAACGTAACGCCTACAGGTATGCTGCCATGCAGGCGGCAGGGGTTGAGTATGTGATCTGGAGATCAAACCCCGACTGTCCGCACTGTCAGGATCTGAACGGCGAAGTCAGGAAGATTGGAGAATGCTTCAAATACAAATACCGGCATCCCCCGATAGCAACGGGGTGCACGTGTAACGTGGAGGCGGTGGAATGAAAACCGAGAGACGATTCATAGACGTAAAAGAGATCCGGGCTGACGAAGAGGGGATGTTCATTGAAGGCTACCCCATAGTTTACAACTCCGTGACTGAGATAGCGGGGATGTTCCGAGAGAGAATAGATCCCGGTGCTGCTGCGGAGGCGTTAAGGGAGTCTGACGAAATACTTTTATTCAACCATGACTCAAACTTCCCTCTTGCAAGACGCTCAAACAGCACCCTTGAGGCTGTGGAAGACGAGAAAGGGGTGAAGATCAGAGCCGACCTTTCTGGGTCAGCGAGAGGCAGGGAAGCCCATGAAATGATCAAGAACGGGCTTATCACAAAGATGTCATTTTCCTTCACCGTCCGGGAGCAGTCATGGGAAACCGCAGAGAAGGGCGAACTAGACCTGAGAGTGATTAAGAAGTTTGAGATGATATACGACTATTCCCCAGTAACTTTTCCCGCATATCAGGCGACAGAAGTGCTGGCACGAAGCGCAGAACAGGTACAGAACGAGCGTGAACCCTCGCCGGAGGATGAGCGCACCTCGCCGGAGGAAGAGTTCGACCCATCAGTGCTTGAGCCATACGAACTGGAGCTAAATTATTTAACAGGAGAAAACAATCATGACTAACAAAATGCAGGAACGCCGCGATAATGCGGCAAAGAGGATTAAAGACCTTCTGGATCTCGCAAAAGAGGAGAACCGTGGGCTGTCCGCAGAGGAAAAAACCATTCACCAGAACGCCGTAGCGGAGATCAATGATGTGGATGACATCATGCGCAGAAGTGCCGAACTGGACCACCTTACCGAACAGACACTCCCCGAACTTGAAGAGAGGTCATTCACCCCGCAGAAGGCTGAACCGGAGAAGGAGTCTGTTGACGAGAGGGCACAGTTTCGTGCATTCCTGTCCGGCAGGATGAGTGAGTACAACCAAGAGGTTCGTGCTATGACTACGGATACCGGCTCGACTGGCGGGTTCATGATCCCTGAGAAGTATTCGAACCTTCTTAGAGAGTACACCGCAGGGGACATCGTCATCAGGAACCTTGCTACTGTGGAGCAGTGGGACGCTGACGGAGCCTTCCCGGTTGTCACCGACTTCGGGACTTCTTACATCGTTGGTGAGGGAGATGATGGGACCACAACTAACGTAACCCTTGCCCAGAAGACGGTATCCGGTCACCAGCTTATGTACCGCACCGAAGTCCCCATGAAGCTGATCAACACCTCCCAGTACAATCTCGAAGAAAAACTCATGGGCTGGTGGGCTAAGAGCAAGGCCGCAAAAGAAGAGGAAAGGCTTGATGAGCTTGCAACCGCAGGGACTGACACTGCCGCAAATTCGGCGATTGCCGCTGATGATGTGGTCAACTGGTACTTCGACTGCCCGGCAACCTATCGCCCCGCAGCAAGCTGGATTTTCGCAGACGGCACGATCAAGCTGATCCGCAAGATTGTAAATGAGGTCTCAAGCTCCGGTGCTACCATGTACGTATGGCAGCCGGGTTTTGGTGGTGAGCCTGACACCCTGATGGGTCGCCCGATTTACGCTTCCCGCGGGATGACCGCATTTGCCGCCGGTGCTACCGTTGGCGTGTTCGGCGACATCTCCCAGTACATCGTTGTTGACTTTGGCAAGCCCCAGATGATCAGGGACCCCTACACCGTGGCTATTGCTGGTCAGGTGCGGTTTGTCGGATGGCAGCTTATTGATGCCGCCCTCCCAGTGGCAGAGGCAATCATCGCTTGTAATATTTTAAGCTAAGGAGGTGTGACATGGCTAAAAAGCTTACAGAGGGGTGCTTTTTCGAGACCGCAATCGTACCCCAGTCGATCGACAATTCAGATGTAACCGGGCATTATTATTCCATTGCCGGCGTTCGGCGAGTTTTGCTTGTCGGCCTTGGTGGAGCTGCTGCCGCAACGAAGACGTTCAAGGTAGAGGCACTAGAGGCTACAGACGTGGACGGTACGTCTGCTGCAAGTGTGGACTCAGCTACCGGGACTGCGAACACCAAAGTGAAGAAAGCGACCGTTGCCCTTGCATCCGTTGATACGGGTGACACGGTTACGGTTACAGCCTATCTTGGTTCAACCGCGGTTGAGACAGCAACCTATACAAAGGCATCATCCGCAAATGCTAGTGCGAACGAGTTTGACGATGCGGATGAGCTTTGCACCCAGATAACCGCAGACTTTGATCACGTATCAGCGGCAGACTCTACCACAAACGCAGTCATCACCGCTGATGAGGGGTACACGATTACTGTTACTTCTGAGGATGATGGCGGGACGGTAACTGTTGCGACCAACGAGTGGACGGTGGTTCTTGAACTCCAAGAGAGCGACCTTGACGTAGACGCCCCGTATATTGCGCCGAAGATTACGGCCACCGGAGACGGGATATATGGTTGTCTGATGGTTCTTGAGAAGGAATTACTGCCGGTTACACAGGCTGTAGCGGCGAGTTAATGGATGAGGGAGGGCTTCGGCCCTCCCGCGATTAAAGGTTGTATATGAAGGTTAAGGTACTGAAGCCGTTTGTCACAGGGGATGCACGAGTACACAAAGAGGGAGAGATTATTGATCTGCCCGTTAACAGTGCAAAATCTTTGATGAAAGTAGGATTCGTAAAGCAAGTTATTGAACGCGCGGTGTCGAAGCCGAAGAAGGAAAAACGATGAGTGATCTGGTAACACGGGATTTTGTCTCGACCGCCCTCGGTGCTGGTGATGATCTCCAGTGGCAGATTGACTTGCTGATCGATTGGGTCAGTGAGAGGGCAGAGTCAATAATCGGCAGGGAGCTTATGAGTGAAGAGCGGACGGAGTACCTTGACGGTTCCTGGTCTTCTTCAATCATCTTGCCGGTCATTCCAGTTACCTCGGTTTCCGGGGTGCACCTGGATTCGGATCATGAGTTCGGCTCAGACACTGAAGTTGAATCGAGTGATTACTACTTGAACACGAAGACGGGGATTATTTACCTGTACGATGACCTGACGCCCAAAGGTGTTGCCACAGTAAAGGTGGTATTTACCGGAGGGTACACGACAGACAACCTTCCCGCTGATTTGAAGATGGCGTGTCTTGAAGCGATAAGCTGGAACTTCAGCAGGATGCGAGACAAGCAGTATGGCGTGAAAAACGAAACAACCCCGGACGGGATAACCAGGGGATATGAGATGGTTCTCCCTATGGCAGCACAAAGGGTATTCGATGCGTATCGGGAGGTCAGGATTTAATGCCGAGAGTGAAGATTGAGTTTAATGACGAAGTCAGCAAACAACTAATGAAGCTCTCGAAAACCAGCCCTGACATCTTGGAAAAGGTTCTTTTGAAGCTGTCTTCTGAGATGAAGATCTCGGTTGACAGGACGATCCGGGGGCAGTTCGAAGAGAACACTGGGAAGATGCGTAAAAAGTTAAATTATGTTAAGACGGGGACCGCACGGTATCAGTTGCGACTGCCTAACCTGTATGCGGTCTTTGAGAGAGGTGCGGAAATATTTCCCCAGAACGTCCCTTTGCTGAAGTGGCAGGACAAGTCCGGGAATTGGTACTCCTCTAATTGGGTATCGATTGAACCGAGACCGTTTTTCTATCCGACAATCAGGAGTTTTCAGTCAAGCGGAAGGACAAACATTGTGGCGCAGAATGTGATTGACCAAGAGATTCGCAAGATGCGGTGGGGGATGTGATGACACACTACACGGCTTGGGATGTGATGACCATGCTAGAGGACTACATAGACTCGAACTATGAGACTTACGTAGCCTTGATACGCACAGCAGCATCCGACACCAGAATCCCCAAGGTCAAGACGGTTGAGATCGGCAATGATTATACCCGCAAAGGATTGACGAAGCCGTTCATCATGATTGACCCGGTGCGGATGAACATTGATGACGAGACAGTGGGTTTGGTTGTCAGTGATTTTAACATAGACGTCCTGATTGCCGTTGAGTCGTTTACCGATGAGGAAGCGACCAAGTGGGCTACCCTGTATGGGGATGCGTTCGTTTCCATGGTGCTCAGTGATGATACGTTAGGTGACGAGGTTGCCCATGCCTCAGTTTCCGATATTGAGTTTTACCCCGGCGGGACCGGGAACACAAAATATGTCTTGCTCAATATGGTGTTGAGCATAGAGACAGAGAGGTGATTTATGTACAAGAAAATGTATAACCAAGTAACTATTGGAGGTCCCGAAGAAACGCTGGGGACCGCGATAGCAAGAACAGCTCGCTTTCCCGTGAAGGAACTGGCGTTAGCTGAACTCAATCCAGACAAAAAGCCGGATGAGGTTATAACCGGGAGAGGTGCGGTAAAGAAGTACTATATCCACGGAGTGGAGGTATCAGCTTCCATTTCGGCTTACTTGGAAGCCTGCAAGGCGATCGGCATGGGATTTACATCCCTGATGGGGCAGGATCTTACCACCCCCTCTCAGGTCGGCGGTGCGGCAGTGATAACCTACACCGGTGCTTCGGACAGTTGTAAGGTTGTAGTATCTGATACCGGGCAGACCATATCCACCCTTATCGGTGACTTGGGAGATGAGGTTGCAGACACAAACTTTGACACTGACGGAGAGATAGACCTTACAGCGTCCGCTACCGATACTCTTTCAGAACTCGTGTCAGTCATAGACGGGTTTACCGGGTATAAGTGTGAGAAGCTCTTCGGCCCAGACTCCTGCTCCACGACCTCCCCGCTTGCCATAACCTCCGCACAGGCATCAGGACGCTCGGTAGTTGTCTACTTCACTTCCGCTGATTCGGGAGTGTATCTGCACAGGTTTACGCCGGTTCTGACCAACACAGAACGCCCCGGTTACTCGTTCCAGTTTGACAACACCGGCACGGCTTACGATGTGATAGACGGCGGGGTTGTTGACACTGCTTCAATATCAGTGGAACTGAAAAGCATTGCATCTGTGACGATGAACGTTAAGGGATTGGAAGTAGCTGATGCCGGGTCGGACTCTTCGGTTGCGCTCTCCTCCCCGCACCCGTTGAAATTCTCCGACTCGGCGTTTTTTCTTAACGGTTCCGAGATGACGTATGTACGTAGTTTCAGCACGGACATCTCCAACAACCACAACGCAGATGAGGGGCATGGAACCGGGTCGCTGTACAAGCAGGATCATGCCAAGGGGGAGTTTGC